TCGACGAGGGAGCGGGGGTGGCGTCGATCTACTACGACACCCCGTACGCCGCCCGCCAGCACGAGGACACCAGCCTCAACCACGACCCGGGGCGGCGGGCGAAGTGGCTGGAGCTGACCCTCCAGGAGCGCACCGCTGACGTGCGCAGGTTCTTCGCGACCCGCCTGGGGAGCGTGCTGCGATGATCGCCGCCGCTCTCGCCCGCCACCTCACCGGCCTTGGCCTGGTCGACTACCGGGCAAACCAGCCGGGCGGGGACACGTTCCTCGACGAGCTGCCCTCCACCCCCGACACCGCGGTGATGCTCGGGGTGTACCGGTCCAACGAGATCGACGGTGTCGCCCTCCACGGGTACGACGAGCCCGTCGTGCAGATCCTCACCCGTGCCCGCAAGACCCGGGACGCCCACGACCTGGCCCACACCATCTTCGGTGAGCTCATCGGGATCACCTCGCAGACGATCGCCGGGGGCACGGTCGACGAGGCCTACGTGGTGCTCGTCACCTCCGACCAGTCCGAGCCGTACCACCTGCCCGGCACCGACGACAACGGCCGCCACACGTACACCCAGAACCTCGCGGTGCATCACCGCGTGCTGTCCACTCACCGAGTCTGAGGAGGCTCCTGCCATGGCTGAAACCAAGATCCCGGCCCGGGATTACACCTTCGAGGTCGACCCCGCCGGCGGCACCAGCTACGTCGAGATCGGCGGCATCACCTCCTGGTCCGTGTCGAAGTCCGACACCTCGACCGAAACCACGGACTTCGACTCCGACGGCCGCTCCGAGTCCCTCAAGATGGAGACCGGCGAGTCCTTCACCCTCGAGGGGTTCCTCAAGACCGACGTGTCCGACGGGTCCCGCGACGCCGGCCAGGCCGCCTGCGAGGACCTCGACGACAACCTCGGCCTCGACAGCCTCGGCGCCTGGCGGTTCACCGCCCCCGACGGCGAGGTCAAGACCTTCGACGGGCACTGCTCGGTGACGAAGGGCGGTGGCGGGAACAACGACATGTCGAAGTGGTCGGTCGAGATCACCGCCTCCGGCGTCATCACCACCAACTGACGGTGCCCCGCCACATCGACTTCGACGCCGTCCGCGCCGAACGGCTGGCCGAACCGATCACCATCACCCTGTTCGGCCAGGACTGGACCCTCCCCCCGTCGGTCCCCGCCCAGACCGTCCTGCTCGTCGCCCGCCTCCTCAGCGACATGCAGGACGACCACGGCGACGTCGACATCTCCGGCCTCGAACTCACCCCCGGGACCGTCGCCGACATCGCCGAGTCGTGCATCCCGACCCCTGTGCTCCAAGGGTGGTTCGCCGAAGGCCTCGCCGTCGAAGACCTCGGCGAGATCCTCACCATGCTCCTCACCGAGTGGAACGTCGCCGCCGCGGCACGCATCACCGTCGAGGACGGCCTCCCGGAACAGCCCGCCCCCACGGGGGCGAACTCCGATCCCTCTGCGAGTGGATCCTCGACAACTGGGCGCTCGTCGAGGCCGACTTCGCTCGCGAGTACGGGATCGATCTGAGCGTCTGGACACCGATGTCCTGGCGCCGTTTCCTCGTCCTCATCGGCGGGCTCTCCGCCCGTTCCAGGCTGATGCTCGCGACCGCGAAGTCCGGCGGCCCAGCCCGTCTTGCCACGGCAGAGGAAGGCCTCGACGCCTTCCACCGGATCGGCAGGTGACCTGATGGGCCTCCAGGTCGGAGAACTCTCAGCGCTCCTGTCGCTCGACAACCGCCAGTTCGAGGCCGGGCTGATGGGTGCCGGGCGCGGCATGAGTTCGCTCACCCAGGTGGCGGCGACCGCCGCTATCGGGATCGGCGCAGCGCTCGCCGGCGGCGCCGCCTACTCGCTGTTGAAGTTCGGCGACTTCGAGCAGGGCATGAACGAGATCTTCACCCTGCTCCCCGGGATCTCCCAGCAGGCGATGGACTCCATGTCCCAGGATGTGCAGGACTTCTCCCGCGAGTTCGGCGTCCTGCCCGACCAGGTCATCCCCGCCCTCTACCAGTCGCTCTCTGCCGGCATCCCCCAGGGCAACGTGTTCGACTTCCTGGAGACCGCCCAGAAGCTGGCCCGGGCCGGCGTCACCGACCTCGAGACAGCGGTCGACGGGCTGACGTCGACAGTGAACGCCTACGGGCAGGAGACCCTGAGCGCCGCGGAGGCGTCGGACGTGATGGTCACCGCCGTCCGTCTCGGCAAGACCACCATCGGTGAGCTGTCCGACGCCCTGTTCCAGGTGAACCCGATCGCAGCGTCGGCGGGCGTCGAGTTCGGCGACGTCGCCGCCGCGATGGCGACCCTCACGTCACAGGGTGTGCCGACGTCGGTGGCCGCCACCCAGATCCGCCAGGCGCTCGTCGAGCTGTCCGACTCCGGGTCCGCCGTGAGCGAGGTGTTCGCTGACCTCACCGGCCAGTCGTTCCGCGACTTCATCGCCGGGGGAGGGGACCTCGGCGGCGCCCTCCAGACCCTCCAGGACTACGCCGACGACACCGGCGTCTCGATCTCCGACCTGTTCGGCTCCGTCGAGGCCGGCCAGGCCGTGCTCGCGCTCACCGGCGACAACGCCGACACGTTCGCCGCGAACGTGGCGGAGATGGGCGACGCCGCCGGCGCCACCGAAGAGGCCTACGGGCGGATGGCCCAAGGCGTGAACTACTGGATCGAGCGGCTCAAGGCGTGGTTCGCGGTCGCGGTGATCGACATCGGCGAGAAGGTCGCCGAGATCGGCGAGGGCCTGGCTGACTTCGCCGCCCGGGTCGACGAGGCGTTCAACGTGTCGGGCACCCTGTCCGAGTTCCGCGACCGGGTCGGCGAAGTCTGGGATGCCATCCGGGCCCGGGCCGCCGAGGCGCTCCCAGACATCCGAGACGAGCTCGCCGAGTTCGCGAAGTTCCTCAAGCGCGACGTCGGCGCAGCGATCGTGCTCATCGGCGACCAGTTCGAGAACGCCTGGAAGAAGATCAAGGAAGCGATCGAGGACATCGACTGGGAGGGCATCAAGCGGGACCTGTCCGACATCCGCGAGCAGGTCAACCTCCTGGCCGAGCAGTTCGGCGGGTGGGGCACCATCGTCGGGATCGTCGGCATGGTGATCGTGACCGCTCTGGCGATGGTGTCGGGCGCTCTCGCCGGCGTGATCTGGCTCGTCGGCGCGCTGATCAACCTGTTCGGGTCGTTGGCGAAGATGTCGCTCGCCGCCCTCCAGGGGCAGATCAACGCGGTGAAGACCGCCGTGTCGACGGCGGTGGACTGGGTGAAGCGCCTGTGGGCCGGGATGCAGTACCTCAACGGGATCATCCTGAGCGGGGCGGCCAACGCGATCAAGAGCCTCCTCTCGCCGCTGTTCGCGGTGCTCGACGCCGCCCGGTCCCTCCAGTCCACCCTCTCGTCGTTGAAGGTCCCGTCGTTGTCGATCGGTCCGATCAAGATCGGCGGCGGTGAGCTCTCCGCCCTGGGGTCAGGTGTCGGGAACATGATGGCCGTCGCCGGGGCAGGCGCAGGCGGCGCCGTCGGAGGGATCGGCACCGCCGCCGCTGCTACCACCATCGTAGACCAGTCCACGTTCGTGATCGTCGACTCCCAGCAGGCCGCCACCGACCTCGTGGCCAGCACCGCTCGCGACTCGGCAGCGAAGGCAGCCTTCCTCGAGGGGCGGATCTGATGGGCCACTTCAACCCCCGCTCACCCGACATCTCGGGCTCCGAGTTCCAGCCGTCCACCGCCCGCCGCATCACCCTCAACTCCCCCCTCGAAGGCATCGCCCAGCGCATCCGCCCCGGCGCCGTCACCATCACCCGCCTCCACCCCCTCCTCCGCGCCGTCGAAGGCACCCCCGGCCTCGCCCTCGAAGTCCTCACCACCCTCACCCCCACCATCACCGAGACCACCTACCTCCCCGGCACCGACACCGGCAAGGTCACCACCGGCTGGCAGGACGCCTCCGCCGGCGCCGTCAACTACACCGACGTCGACACCGAGTACCACGACGGCACCAACTACGCCACCAACACCTCCGCCCAGTCCGCGTCGGCGTCGCTCGACATGCAGTTCCGGGGGAACAACGCCGGCGACCTCGGCACCGACCGGGTCCTCTACGTCAGGGTCGGCGCCGAGGTGAAGCTCCGCGACATCACCGGGAACGCCCGAGAAGTCGAGATCGCCGCCCGCCTCGTCCTCAACGGCACCGGCTACCTCGCCGCCCCCCGCCACACCTCCGCCCAGGTCCAGTACGACCGCAAGGAGTTCCTCCACACCTGGTACCTCAACCCCGCCACCGGACTCCCGTGGACCGTCGCCGAGGCCGACGACATCATCGACGCCGCCGACGCCGACACCTTCGGCGTCAGGGTCAAGGGCCGCCTCGCCGCCACCGGGTTCCGCGTCGCCGGCATGTGGGCCAAGATCGGCCACTGCGCCGAGAACCGCATCGGGTCCGTCTACACCGCCGACGCTCCCCGCCGAGGCTGGATCGAACAGGTCCTCGGCGCCACCTCAGCGGCGTCGGCGAACACCTTCTACTGGCTGCACCTCTACGCGCTCAACGGGTCCGCGTCGGACTGGCTCCAGGTCGGCATGGTGAAGGACCCCGCCCTCATCGTCGACACCGACCCCGCCGACATCGGCGAAGCCCGCCAGCTCGTCCACACCACCCTCTCCGGCCAGGGCGGCGTCCCCACCGCGACCGTCGAGCGGCCCGGGCAGATGTGGGGGATCCTCGCCGAGACCGGCGCCGGGATCCACGCCGAGTCCCAGCCCTACTCCGACATCGACCCCGTGTTCCTCGACTCGTTCGAGACCCGCAAGCTCGCCCAGCAGGTCACCACCCCCAACCCGACCGCAACGTTCGGGTCCGTCAAGCTCACCGTCGAATGGGCCGACCCCGCCACCCGACCCGACCAGCCCCTCG